TAGATAATAGGAAACCGATGAGCCACCGCCACCATTTGTAGGAAAATCAGCCAAAGCGCCATCGCCTCTAATGTACTGAGATGCTACACCTGCTGCGGTAACTGCTAAAGTCCCTGCACTTGTTATAGGTGAATTAGCTACGTTAAAAGCTGATGGCATTGTTAAGCCAACGGAACTTACTTTGCTATTGATCTGGTTTTGTACTTTGCCAAATGCTTCTAAGATAGTATCGGTTGACGCAATAGCGCCACCTGTGACCGATAAACCTGTCAATAGTTTACTAGTCACTCTGGCATCTGTCACAATACCTCCGACAGTAGTCCTATACGCTATCTGATTGCCCGTTATGGCAATAGGTATAATATTATCATCCGTTACCGAACTCGGTAATGCAGTAAAATCCTTTAAATAAACTCCATTTATAACTGGCATATCTTTTAATTTACAAATACATACAATCCACCACCATTATCCACATAAACACCTGAATCCTGCGCCCAAACATTATAAGCTAGAGCTGCATTTACAATTGCTCCATAGCCGGTAATAACTCCTGTAAATTTAACAAAATCTTCACTAGTTCCGCTAATCTCTAAAGATTCCAGAAACCCCTCACCTGCATCGCCCTCATTCGTATCTGTGTTAAGCATTGACCAATCCATAATCTGTCTTGATCTGCCTAAGTCTTTTAGCTGATCCCATCCTATTATTGCCTGATCTGTTGAATAGACCGCTTCAAAACTTATAGAATAAGAATGCAACTGAGGTAACTGCTTCTGAGCCATATCTTGCGTAGATTTGCAAGTCTTAATAAAGCTGATATTTTCAGCTAGATTATTACTCAGTAAACACCCAACCGGCGTATCGTTTATATAAAGCATTAAATCAGTCATAGCCTGTTATATTTCCACTAAATTTAATAAAATCCTGAACCTCACCCAATATCTCTAAATTCTCTATAAATCCTTGCCCTTGCTCACCCTCTATGCCATCGCCTGTAATTTCCCAGTTTATCTTAACTCTTTCAAGCGATTTTAAGCCTGTCCACGACATTATATTATTGTCGGTAGTCATAACACCCTCAAAGGGTATTGAGTAGGTGTAGAGCCTTCCTAATTGCGTTAGACCGCCTGACTGTGTTGTCTTGCACGTTCCTAGAAAAGAAATCTGCTCTGATCTACTTACAGAGGTTAAACAACCTACAGGTATATCATTTATGTATAACATCATGGCGTTCCTTTTACTGTTACCCGAGTTGTTGCTCCATAATCTGGAGTTTTAACATAATCTAAAGCTATCTCTTCATTTACAATCCTTCCTAAAACTGCTTTACATATATTCTGTTGCAAATCATAGTTTAAACTTAGATTCATAAAATACCCTGTAATTGAATTAATTGACCATCTAGTCACAGGATTAAAATATCCAAATATAGAACCCTCAAACCTAACAAATGGTCCTGCATATAACCTCTGTTTTTCCTCAACTGCAATCCGTAAAAATTCTTTATTAGCCTCATAAGGCTCTGCCAGAATACTCTCAGATATTCCACGCCTTACCCATCGTTCTGTCAAAGTAACCTCATCATCCTGATAAATAGCACCTACATACATCTTATTAGGACTATCTCCATTAAAGACATTGATAGTCTCAGGCACAAAAGTAAACTTGCCTGTTTGCGTAGCCGTATGAATCTCACCTATTTCATCTCCAAAATCTAAAAATACATAAGCAGAAATTCTAGTATAAACTATATCATATACTGTTCCTGATGGCGCTAATATTCTAAATGTAATATTTCCACTAATTGGAACGGCATTAGATATAATTGTCTCAGTACCTCCAACTCCTATTTGGCTTCTAAGCTGATAGTAATTTATTCCCGGCTCTACTGGTGTTATTGCCCAAGTACCATCTGCCTGTAAATAATGAGTGCTTAATCCATCGTATAAACTAATAACAAAATTCATATCTGTTCCATACAAAGGATCAGGATTTTCATACTCAATTATAAACTTTACTCTTTCTTGTACTGTTATGTTTAATGTTACAGGTATTAAGTTATTGTTTTGATAGTAATCAGTCAATACAGGATAAGTACCTCCTGTAGTGTAAAATATTACGCCTCCACTTGGGTATAAACCTGCATACATTGTGCCTGTTTTTGTATAACCTGGAATGGTTACGCTATCACAAGGACCAATAGGATCACCTCCGCAACTTTGACCTGCTCCTGTTAGATTTGGATTAGCTAACATTTCATCTGTATTCTCAAGTTTACCATACAGATAAGACATAGACGCATTTTTATATGGTCTATCAATCATCTTCATTTGATCAGTATTGATATGAAAATAAGGCGATAAAATAACGCCCTCACTCTCACCTCCTAAAGTAGCATCTAAGTCAATCGTAACAGTAGGCTGATCATAAACTCTCTGCCCATCTAAATATTTTCTAAATGCTAAATCACCACTTAAAGCCAATTCAGTTGGTCTATAAATATACCATTCACCACCGCTTTGTATCATCACCGCAGTCCATTCCTCTAGTATTGACCTTAATACATCCTCGCAATTCATAGGAGTAAATTGGTCATCTTTTATGTACCTCTCACTATTTACAAAAGACAATGCCAGAGGATCGTATGAATTGCCCTGAGTCATGCTCGTTTCATAAATATTAACACAAGTATTTAAGACCAATGAAGGAGCATCTAATCGAATTAGACAGGCATTTATAACCTCTAAAAAACTTTGTTTGCCTAAATAGAAATTACCATCATTCTGGACATAGGACAGATTTTTAAGCAACCCTAAACCATCAACGGCATTTACAGAAATCGGATAAGGAGCAAAGGTGAACGCTTCCTGACATCCATCTGGAATGATAAAGCCTGACCAAATCAAACCTCCATTCCTAAATATCTCTACTAAAAACTCACGCTCATTCTCAGTATATAAATCCTCTAATTCAAAATCCTCAGTTGCTATTAGGTTTAAGGTACATTCTGAGCCTATGATAGCCTCTAGCTTATTGCTTGAAGTATTCTGATAGTTTATCTGAATAGGATTTTGTTGAGCCTGAATTTCTATTACTTCGCCCTCATAATTTAATTGCGATATATCACAAGTATAATCATCTGGAGTACCATTCTCAATCCTAGTATCTCTATCAGCGTAAAAGGTAAAAAAGTATTTAAGGTTATACATTATGGTCCGAATCTTTGAAGTTTAGCACCTGCTCTATTTAATACACCAATTAAGTTAGTTCCTGAAATCTCAAATACAACTCGACCACCTCCAAAGTCCTGAGATGATCCTGCTGCGCTTGTGCTGATAGTTGATGATGCTTGTGGAACTGGCACTCGTTTTTTCTTGCTTAATAATGATACAATACCTGCTGCGGCAGCAATACCTGCTAAAATAGGTAATAACAAACCACCTGATGCTACTGTTCCTGCTGCCACTCCTGCAGTTCCTACGCCTACTGCTCCACCTGCTGCCACTCCTGCTCCAACTGTTCCTAATCCTATTGTTCCTGCAGCTGCTATTGGTGCGCCTAAAATTACACCTCCTGTAGATGCTGCTACTCCTGCTAAAGAACCTGCGGTTGCAACTCCTGCAGCTGCACCTCCTGCTCCTATTCCTATTAATTTAGCTAGACCTGATATTAATGGAGTTGCACCTTTTTCATTTTTACCAGTTTTTTGTCCTAACAAATTTAAAACACCCTGAGTTGCCTCGTTAGCTAATACTGATAAAAAAGTATTTTTAATTGCTTGACCTAAAGCTGCAATTGCCTGACCTAATGAATCAAATGAAAATTTACCTTGCATTAAAATATCATCAAAAAATGTTTTAAATGAGCTTCCAATCTCAGGTAATATTTGAGTTTGTAATATAAGTTTAAAATTTTTAAATGGACTTAATAATGATTCAACATTGGCTTTATCTTGTTTTTTAAAATATTTATCTAATGGATCATTTTCATTCAAAACTTTATCTAATCCTGCAAAATATTTTTCTAAGGCAGAAATCTCATCATCTGCATTTCGTTCAATTCCACCAATAATTAAATTAGCATTAAATTTACCTGCTTCAACTCTAATTTCTGCTAATCTCTTTTGGTATTCAATTTCAGCTTTTTGTGCCTCAGTTAATTTTTTCTTTTTTGCCTTTGGTTCTTTATCTCCACCAACATTTCCAATAATGCTTTCAGCTGAGAAACTACCTATTGCACCTTGTACTGATTTTCTTACATCTAATATTTCCTTTTTAATGCGAGTTTCATAATCGCTTAAAGTTTCTAAATCTCCATTTTCATCAACATTAAATGCATTGTTTTTACTTAAAAATCCTTTTCCTTTTGTTTGCTCTGAAAATTTCCTTTGTTGATCTTGAAATGCTATTAAAGATGCAGCTAATATTTTTACTTTACTAGCTATTATATCCTCTCCACCTCTTACAACCGCTGAATCAATTATTGCCTGAGTTAATCCTTCATAAGCACTTTTCGCCTTACCTGCCAAAATAGCTTCATCAGATAAATTGCCAAAAGTTTGAGGAAATTGTTTTTGTAATTCATCAACAATTTTTTTCCTTTCTGCTAAAGGTATATTTAGATTTTGTGAGGCATCATATAAAACAGTTAATTTAGAAATTTCCTGAGCCGAACTAGCAGCTAATGCATCAGTTGCAGATGCTAACTCTTTTGTTTCTTTCTTAGCCTTTTGAGCATATTGAGTATAAAATGTAAATGCAGCAGTTACTAATGATAGAGCAATGCCTAATCCTGCAGGACCTATTAAAGATGCTCCTAATGCTTTAAATGTAGCAGCAACAGATGTATTTTCTGACCTTAATCTTTGGAAGGATTCTAATAATGGATTTAAGTTGTTCTGAATACCTATAAAACCAAAAGGCGCATCTTGAGCAACCCTTCCTAAATTAGTTAAGGCAAAGGCAGCAGAGTTTGAGCCAGTTGATAATTTATTGAATCCAATATTATTTATTACGTTACTTGCATTTTTTAACTGAGATTCAGTAGACTTTATAGCATTATTTAATAGCAATATTCTTGAAGGATCTGTTGAGTTTTTAATTCCATCCTTAAATGTTTTTAATTGCCTTTCTAAAGTTGCAATACTCTTACCTACAGATGCTAAATTACCATCAGCGTCAACTGCAAACCCTTTTAATGCTTTTTGAGCATTGTTTAAATCTTTATCTAATTGCCCTAAAGGCGCACCAATAGGTATCTCAATTCCTTGCATTTTCCAAATATTTAAGCATCGCTTTGTTCATTTGTTCTTTTATTCTGTCCATGTCTTTAATCTGCTCATCTTCATAAATAAATGACATAAACTTTTTATAGGTTGGCATCCCTTTATTTACATGGACTCTCATTCCGTTCCATGTTGCCCATCCTATCCGCTCCCATTCCT